CCAATTGAGCTTATAACGTCAAAACCAGACGTTGTTAAAGTTGATTCTACTAAACCAAAAACATGAAAAAACTATTAACACTACTGCTGCTGTTTAGCCCTTCAGTTGCACTAGCAGACATAAATCACTCAATCCAAAATGTTGTTTCCGTTTCTACATTAGGGGCAAGTTCAACAGCTAGTCGTATTGGTACTACGTTTTCTGCATCAGGTACAAATGTCACCCCAACTGCAAACGAAACTGCAAATGCCATTGGCACTTTAGATTTGACAGATGCACAAATCACAAATGGTGTTCCTACTATTGACTCTACAACTACTTACGCAGTTACGACTACAGGGGATGCATGGTCTGTGCAAGAAAGCTATATTCAAGGCGATTCCATACCAACAGATTTTAAAGCAACTACAGTTACCAATGGTGCTGTACCTGCATTACCAATATTTGGAAGCACGACAACTTTTGCAGGTGGTAATATAGGCACTACAGCTATGACTATGGATAGTGGTGGAGCAATGACAGTCAATTTATCTGCTACTGGAGCAGGTGTTACGGCACAAATGTCTAACACAATCAAATTAGAAATTGATTAATGAAATGGTTAATAGTTTTTTTATTTGCAACACCTAGTGTATATGCAGGGGGAATTACTCCATCGTTCTCTACAGGCCAAATGGAGACTTCGAGTTCGAGTAAAACTATTGTGGTGGAGACAATTGTTACTGAAAATTATCGTACTGGTTATAGCTATTCGCTTCAAGGCCACAACATACAAGTTAAGGATGGCACAGTTATATCACCAGACGCTACCTATACAAACACGCAAACAGTTAATGGGGTTTCGTTTCAATGGGTAACTCCAAATTTAACTACCAAACCCCAATGGGAAATACAAAATCCACAAGAATCATTCAGCATAACGGAAAATTTTCTTGCACCGGGTTTGGACGCAACAAGTACTATACAACGCACCATAACAACAGAAAGTCAAAGTACAAGTTTGTCAATTTTTTCAAATTAAGTTTACTTTTATTATTTGTTTCACCAGTAAAGGCCAATGTTGTTAGCTCCCCATCCGCTTCAAGTAGTGGAACGGTGATCAATAATGGCTATCAAACTATAAATGGCGGTTTTCCAACGATGATTTATGGCGGTCAGGTGCAATGCCAACAACCAACACTAGCCTTTACACCGTTTGTAACCAAAGGAGAAAATTATAGTACACCTAGAATTAATACAACAAAAACTAACATATATGATTTGTCAGAAGATGCATCAGGTAACTTGGTAAATCCGGGAAATATCTTGTACCAAAGTGAACAACCAAGGATAGAACAATCAACTCATAATTTTAATTATGGGTTTACTTTATCTTTTCAAGTGCCACTAGGCCGTGGTACTGATCTATGTTTAAAGGCAGCAGAAAACCAAATAAAAGGACAAGAGTTTGTTTTAGCTCGCCAGAAATTAGAAGCAAATTTGGCAAGGATGAAGATATGTGCCGAGCAATTTAAACTTGGAGTAAAGCTAATTGGTGAGGATGCAGTTGCTTGCAAGAATGTTGTTATTACAACGATTCCCAATCAAGTTGTGCCACATACACACGAATTAAAAACTAAGTAGATTTATTTTTAGATTTTTTTAGACGTTTAAAAAGCTGCTTTGTAAGGGGTTTGACAGCATTTAAAAGGAGAGGAGTAGCCGAAGCGATACTAGCAACAAAAAAAGTAGACACAGCCACGCTAGGCGAAGGTATGTACTGGTCGATGAATTTAACTCTTTCATAAACAGTAGTGCAATCACCGTTGCTTTCTCTAATATAATCTTTAATTCGTTCCAATCTTTTATCGTTAACAAATGATCCTATTCTTAAAGCTCCTTCTGGAGGGCAGGGTTCGTATTCTATTTTCTTTTTTTCCTTTGGTTTAGGATTTACTACGTTTGTGTTCTGTGTGGGCGTAGGAGCGGTGTTAACTGGTACTGGTTCTGTATTTATTACTTGTGCAGGGTCGTACCTCATAGGGGTATATGAAGGCATTTCACCGTTAGGACAAACAGTATATGTTCCACGCTTGTCAGCAATAAGCAAAGATGGGTTGCGTGTAGTTTGTAAATCTCTGTGATATAAATAACAACCCGGTAATTTTCCTTCTAGTTTTGGCTTTGTGAAATATGGTGTATCTGGTATATCAATAATTGGAAGAGTTATCTCAGGCAGTTTAATCTCAGGCACTTATGGAATTAGTTTAATTTAGATGGTATAGGTAAAGATGGGCCTGTTACGTCAGGTAATGAATTACCGAGTACATCAGGCATAAGTCCTTGCACTTCACCTAATACTTTATCCATAATTTTTTTTTGAAACTGGGGTGACTGTACATACTTGTATGTAAAAAAACCACCGCCTAAAATGCCTAACATAAGGATTCCAGTTACGATGGTAATAATGTCTAAAGCTTTTCGCATGATTAAAGAACAGATAGCACGAGCTACAGCACTTATGTCAGTAGTCGTATTGCTACTTATCGTAGCAATCAGCCCTCTCTATGTCACCATGTCAATAATGACACGACAGCTACAAGAAAAAATTAAGTAGTTAAAGGTTCGGCTGTGTTAGTTTTTGCCCATTCAAGATACTCTGTATATTCAAGAGTTCCTTCTGTGCAACCTGTTTGTGTGCCATCATCATTAAATCTGATAACATATTCTTTGCCATTGTAAGTTTTAATTTTGTAATTCATAATTCTGCTGAAAATTCTATTGAGTAACCTTCCCAAGAAGGTATAAATTTATGGGTGTCACTCCAGTTAGAGCTTAGTACTAAAAGACCTTGACCTGTATCTGTGTTCCATTCATTGATAGAAGGTGCACTTTGAGTAGTATTAAAATTAGATTGAAAATCTGTAAATATTCCACTAGCAAGCAAGGTAGGAGATGGAGCAGTTCTCATGGGCACAGGGCATTGAAGTTCCCAATGACAGTTACTATCACCTCTTTTGTACCCACTTATTCTTCTATAGTTATTTTGAGATATTTTCCAATAGTATCTTTGGCATTTGCGTAAAGTTTCTGCATAGGATTCAAAAGCAAAATTACTAGCGGAATCACCAACTTCTAATTGAACTCCTGTAATTTCAAATGTTGAATTATTTGTTGTATACCATGTTGGTGTCATGTCTGGAGATTTATTTGCATTATCCTTAACTGCCCATGTATCCAAAGTTTTATTATTAGTGAAATCAGTTCCAAAAAAACATTGCCAAATATGAAAAAATCCTTGTGCGTTTGTATTTGGTATTGAAGAAAAATTAGAATTACCGGGAACAGTTTCTGTAACTTTTGTCCAAGTGTTAGCACTTAAAGCAAAACTATATGTATATTCATATTGAGTAGAAGCAAATGCTCTAAATCTTCCATAAAAAGTTTGAGCAACACTTGATTTAACCCAATAAGAAATTGTTAGTTTACTGTTAGGATCTGTAGCATTCCAACCACTATTAACTATATTCTGACCTTCTATATCTTGTTGTGCTTTGATAAAGTCATTAGCACCAGCACCACTTGTTTGATTTCCATTTGTAATTTTAAGTGCTTTTCTAAATCCTTCTTCGTATGGACCAGTATCACTACTTGTTAAGTCTACTTGTGCATGAGTAGGTGATTCATCTGTATTATCAAAAAGAATTTTAAATCTATCTACACTTCCATAACCAGATGTTGTAGATGACGTTCCCCTTTGGGCTATAGTCATCCCTCCGTTAATTACAAGATTGGTTGCTTTGCCACTAGCAGGTAATGTTTCGTAAGAAGGGTCTGCTCCGTTGTTTGCTCGTAAGAATTTACCATCGTTAGATGATGTGCCATGTTCTAATTTAGCTAGAGTTACTGCGGTATTGGCTATTTTAGCTGTTACAACTGAACCTTCTGCTATTTTATCTGCAACTATTGCATTAACTGCAATTGCACTAGAAGTGACTGCATTGTTTTGTATTTTACCGTCAGTAACTGCGTTAGCTGCTATTGCTGCTGAATCGACTGCGTTGTCTGCCAACTCACTAGAACCTACAGCATTTGCAGGTATCTTTCCTGACGTGATGGCATCATCTTTAACGCCATCAGTAGAAATTTTAGTTAGTGCCATAATTAAGTAATCTCCTCCCAAGATTTACTTGTTTCATTCCATTCATAATTTTTACCATCACTTGGATAAGCAACTGGTGCTTCCCAAAGACAAGTATCTTCGTCTAATGTCCAACTGTTAAAAGGTTGGGGAGGAATAAAAGCATCTCTTGTTTGGTCGTAAGTATAACCAATACCAGCATAGTTTTTTCTTATATTGTTATTATAAGATGTTTGTTTCCAGACATCTCTTGTTTTATATAAATCATTTAAAAAATTTACTCCAGCTTGTTCAGTTGTTGCAACATCATTCGATACTACATGAACTGCTGTAACTATGTTTCCTGTTCCTAGTTTTGCAAAATGTGCCATTATGCGGTGTAACTCCCATCTCCATTATATGTTAATACCGTATCAGATCCTGATGTTGTTACCGTTGGGGAACCACTTGTTGTGCCTGAGTAGTTAGCAGTTGGCATACGAAGAATAACAATACCAGAACCACCAGAACCACCACTAGTGCTTCCACTGGCTCCGCCACCGCCACCGCCACCAGTATTAGAACTTCCAGACGAGCCATTACCACTATAATTTCCACCATTACCACCACCACCAGAACCACCAGAGCCGTTAGAGTTTCCACCACCGCCTCCACCACCTGCTCGTGTAACAGATGAACCTGTAATTGAAGATGCACCACCAGCACCACCAGCACCACCTGAACTTTGATTATTTGTAGAAGCACCTACAGCAGAAGCACCACCACCTCCAGCACTACCGTCTCTTTGCCCTGAAACACCACTTCGACATTTTGTGCTTCCTCCAGCAAAACCTTGATTAGCTGTTCCAGAACCACCAGACCTAGTCGATGTATCACCACCACCGCCTCCACCAGAACCTCCAGCAACACCATTCTGTGAACGTGCACCACCACCACCGCCACCATTTGAAGTGATAGTAGTAATATCTGAGCCTGATACAGAACTGTTAGTACCAGTTGCTCCATTATTAGATGACGATGTTCCAGACGAGCCACCGCCTCCGCCACCACCTACTGAAACTGTGTAAACTACACCGGGTGTGAAAGTTAAACCTGATTCGGAACTTGCTCCACCACCAGAAGTTTCGGAGCTATAAGAATTTCTATATCCGCCAGCACCACCACCACCAGCAGAAAAACCGGGGGCACCTGAGTGTCCACCACCACCGCCTCCACCAGCGATTACTAAAAAATCAACTGTATAATTATTTTGAATAGTAATACTGTCAGCAGCCGAGGCTAAAGATTCAGCAAATGTATTTGTTGTATCTTGAGCTTTAGCTGTTACTGAATAGGTACCTTCTGCTGTAAATTGAATAGTAACAGCAGGATTATTTGTAGTGAATCCAGTTACCTCAACTGTGTTTCCTACTTTACTTCCAGTACCATGAGATACGCTTTGATAAGTAAAGTTAGGAGATCCAATATCTAATATAAGTTTGTTATCATTAGCATGGGTTGAAGTAATAGTATAGACAATATTTGTTGCTGTACTATTATCAGCAGGTGAGCTTAATGTAGGTGCTGATAATTTTGTTTTTATGTTTTTAGTTAATGTATTTGAGTCGGCTAAACCAAGGCTATCAGTCTCTGCTTTAACTGTATAAGAAGGATGATCTCCTGTTTCAGTTATAACAAATTGACCAGATGTATTAACTGTACCTATTGTGCAGTTAGTTGGGGTAAAAGTATAAGTAACATCATCCGACCAGTTAGTAATTGTATGTGTAACAGTTCCACCATCAGCTACTTCTAAGTCTCCAGTTATAACAGGTGTATCTAATGTTGGAGTTGCAATAACTTGCCAGCTACCATCACCTCTTAGAAAGTTTGTATTATTTGCTGTTCCACTTCCAAGTCTTGCTGTTGGTACTGTTCCAGATGTTAAATTACCTGCATTTAAATTAGTTAAATCTATTGTCTCGTAGCTTGGGTCAGCACCATTATTAGCTCTTAAAAATTTACCGTCATTGCTAGATGTACCATGTTCTAATTTTGTAAGCGATATAGAATCATCTGCTAGTTTAGAACCTGCTATAGCTGCACTAGCATTTACATCTGCGTTTACAATATCTAAAGCAGCAAGTTTAGATTTGGCTATAGCTGCACTTGCATTAATATCAGCATTGACAATAGCTCCATCTACTATTTTTGCACTTGTTACGGTGTTGTCGCTTGGTGCTCCAATACTAACTGTTGCTCCGATAGTAACAATAAAGAAATCAGCACCACTAGGAGGAGCAGAACTAAATACAATGTTTGCACCATCCAAAGCAAACCCTTCACTAGGTTGTCCTGTACCAGAATTAGGTTTTTGTATTACACCTGCAATACTTACAAGCATCTGTTGAGCAAAAGCACCTGCATTGCTTAAAGTAAATTTATAAGCAGAACCATTAAACGTGGCACTATTACCACCAGTACCAGAAAATTGGCTTATTGTATTTATAAAGAAATTACCAATAGTTTGTGTTTCTTCCCACGCACTAGTATTTGCGTTATATACAAGTAATTTTCCTAAATTTGTATTATAAAATAAATCACCATTATCTAAATCAGTTGTTGGATTTGTTGTTCCAACTCTATATCTTTCTGCAAAAGCATTAACACCTGCTAAACCTGTAGCTACTGTATTAACATTTGCAATATTACTACCAACGTTATTAACGTTTGCAATTGCACCGCCAACTGCGTTTACATTAGCTTGGTTATTAGCTACCGCAGATACCTCTGTCGATATACCTGCAACTGTATTTACGTTTGCAATATTATTTCCAACATTATCAACATTACCAATTGCGTTTGCAACAGTATCAATTTCAGATGTTGTTTCTTGTAAATCTGCTGCTGCTGTTTCAATTTCTGAAACAGTTTCATTTAAATCATTAGCTACGGTAACTACTTTAGCTATATCTGCTGCAACAGTATTAACATTTGATATGTTGCTTGCTACCGTGTTGACGTTTGATATAGATCCACCGACAGCATTTACATTACTAATTGAACCTGCAACTGTATTTGTATTAGTTAAATTAGTTCCAGATATATTTAAATCTAACCAAGTAGTATTACCAAGGTCATAAACCCTCATAATATTAGAGGTTGTATTGAAATATAATGCTCCGTCTATTAACGCATTACCGTCATTATCAAGTGTAGGGTTATTAGCTTTAGCACCTAAGTATCTATCGTCAAAAGAATCTAATGCAGCTTCTGCTGCTGTCTTTGCTGTCTCCGCAGCAGTTTTAGCTGTCTCTGCTGCCGTCTTCGCAGTATCTGCTTGAGTGGCTTTAGTAGTTGCAGTTGATGCAGATGTTGACGCATTGCTTTCACTAGTTGCTGCTGCTGTTGCACTATTAGCTGCTGCTGTTGCAGAAGTAGCTGCTGCGGTAGCTGATGACGCTGCGTTAGTCGCTGACGTAGTTGCTGATGCTGCGTCTACAATAAGATCCCAGTTTGCAGAGTTAGTGTTAGTTGTTAATGGTTGTGACCCAGAAGATGTATGTGCTGTATTGCAAAAGAAAATATTTCCTGTGCTTGTATCTTTTACAAGATCTCTCACAGCATAACTAGTACTAGCAGCCCAGTTACCACGGTATGTTCCCAATTCTTTTAATACTTCAAACTCACCTGTATTATCAAAACCTAAAACCTTGTTAGATCTTGCTGCTGCATTTTCTGTTATTTCTAAACTACCAATGGTATTGGTTAATGAAAATTTAATTGATCTATTTAATTCGTCTTGTTGCTGTTGATGCAATACAATTGCTTTGTCTAATGCGTCATTAATAACTTCTGGGAAAAATCCACCTTGGTTTGTAAGGTCTGTTCCTTGTAATGGTTCTACAGCAGATGTAATAACTAATTGAAAACCACTTGCTAAATTTTGATTGTTACCACCAGATTTTAAAGTTATACTTCCACCGGGATTTCCGTTTTGGTCTTCGTTTAAAGTAACTATATAATCATTGTTTGCACCAAGAGTTAGTGTAGTTTCTATACTTGTACTTACTTCTAATTTTTTTACAACAACATCTGCGTCTGTAAAAACTTTAAACGCAAAAGGATATGTAGCAGTATTACCATTACCAACTAAGTTACTCGTCTTTCGTGTAGTCGAATTTATTGTCATTAACTAGACATTTTCACTATCTTATTCAGCTTACCAATTACTTTTTGCTTTACGGTCACACCTTTATTTTCCTGTACCTTTCTTACCTGTTATCAAACCTCTTAAGAAATCAATTGGTCCTTTAGGAGTAACATCACCACGTTGTATATCTTTTAAATATCCTAATGTTCTGCCTATTGGAGTAAGTGGAATACCAGACGACAAAGTTGCCATAGTAAATAAATCTCTAATTTGTTTACCTTTTATTCCTTCTGGACCTTCTTGCCATAATGTACTTGGCACATTAAATATTGAACGAAGTGAATCTTGCAAAGTTTCAATACTTGGGCTGTTTACTATATCATCATCCCAAGGTTTATTGTTATATTGATTAATTGGTATTAAAGCAAGTTGACCTGCAACCGGAATTAAACCTACTGTGTAATCAGCAACATCTCCAAAAGCAGCTTTTACCATATCGTCAAATATATATCCATCATCATTTTCGTCTTCTATTCTGCCACCTAAACCTCTCATAATAATACCTGCTACAATTGCCGGCAAAATTACAGTATATAAATACATATAAAATATTTGCTCAGTACCTTTGCCTTTATTTTTAAAACCTAAATCATCTTTTGCTAATTTCTGATATTGAGTAAAACCTAAATTTGCAATCATATTAAAATAACCAGTAAATTGTGTCAATGCTTGTACTAATGGATTCATGTTTTGGAATGCTGCTCTGTCTTCTGGCAATAAACTATCTTGCGTCATACGCACATTTGCATCTGCTTGTTTTATTGCTTCTTTCATAACTTCTGCATCACTCATGTTTGAAGGCATATCTTCATGTACTTGGTTATAAGTTCCTATCCAAACAATAGAATCTACCACTCCTTGAGTTGCTTGTTGTATAAAATATCCATGATGTTTGCCCCAAGCTTGTGCTTTTTGAAATTTATTAGGATTAATAATTAATTCATTTAATCTATCTTGTATATCAAATATCAAATTTTGTTGTCTATCTGCCATAAAAGGTGATGCTGCTGCAATCATTTGATTTGTTCCTTCTCTATCTCTCATATATTTAAATAAACCAGTTTTTAAATGTCTTGGTTTTACTTTTATTAATGCAGGGAACAAACCTGTAAGCTGTTGAAGTGCGTTGCTTATATTGGCAAACATAATGCCGATACCTGTTCTTCGTATAATAGTTTTTACGACACGGTCAAATCTTGCACCAAATCCAGAAGGTGCATATGTTTTTTGACTTGCTGCTGATTGTAACCAAGGAATTATCATTTCATCTTTGATATGCGGATCAATAATTTCTAATTTTTTTGTAAAGTCTTTATCATTTATAATTTTTAAAAGATCGTTCAATACTGGTTGCACATAAGAATAACGTAATGTGTCATCAATATGTTTTGTCATAAAACCTAAATGCAATGATAAAGGTTGATAAAAAGTTTCAACACGTTGTTTAGTCATGCCGTCTTTAACTTTTGGTAATGAATTTTTAAATTCCATTTTCATAGCAGTTATTTCTTCTTTTAAATCAACTTTCGTCATATTAGGATCACCTTTAGCAGGTACATATCCACCTCTATATTCACCAAATCTGTTTAATATAGGTCTTGCTTTTTGTACTTTAAAATAATATCCTTCAGTTTCTTTATGTGCTTTTTGTAGAAGAGGTAACATTTTTTCATTTAGATCCCATACTGCCTGTATAAAATCATAATCATTTTTAGTTAAGATTCCTTCGTTTTTCATTCGTGTTTCAAACGCATCCCATTGTGTTCTATCTAACGATCCGTCTTCGTTTAATTTTCCCCATCCTCTACCTAATAACAATTTTGTTAAATTACTATCATTTCCAGTATGTAACATAGCTCCTAGCAATTCGACTTTACCTCTGCCATTACTTTGTGATCCAAATGTATATGGTCTAGAACTTTCTTGTACCATTGCAAATTCATTTGCAACTATAGTTTCCTTACCAAAATCAACAGAGTTAACTAAATCAGAATATTCTTTTGTAAATATAGTTTGTGCTTGCCTGTATTGATCCAATGTCGATTTCATTGGATACCACAAAAGATTATAAAAATCACCTAACTTTCCACCTTCTAATTCTAATACTGCTGATCCAATACCTTTCTTTAAATTACTTGCACCATCCATCATGTCAGCCCAAGGTTCAAAACGTCTTAATTTTGCACCTGATTCTAAAAAGAATTTATTTAATTGATATAAAAATGTGTCAGGAACTGCTTCTGTTGTACCTTCTGGCGTGTCTCTTCTTTCTCTTAATTTCTTACTCCTTTCAATTATTACATCTTGTCGATTATTTAATTTATCAATAGCTATTTGTTTATCTATTAATTGACCTTCAACTCTTATTTGGTTGACACGAAGTGATTGATACCATAGTGATTCAATTAAACTATCAAAACTTTGAAATTCTTCGTATGTTAAATCTTTAAAATCTTGTTTAGACTTTGTTGCTCGTGCATTTAAAATCATTGGTTCTAATTCTGTATATAACTCTGGGTCGTATTTTCTTAAGTTTTCTATGTATACTTCTGCATTTTCAACTGTAGGGCCAAATCCATAGGACGATAAAATTACACGTCCTGCATCTATGAAATCTGGTTCTCTTTGATACTTGCCTTTTTTAGTTAATTGTTTATCTGTTTTTTTAAAGAAATTCTTTTTATAATTTTTAATTGCTTTATCAAATTCTTTATGTATTTCTATAGATTCTTTTGCTAATTGATTGTTTATTAATTGAGAGCGTTTTGCTTTTATTGCAGCTTTTGTATCTCCTTTTTTCATGGCTGCTTCAGCTTCTTTTAATGCTCTAGCTTCAGCACGAGTAAATTCTGATGGTCTTATTTCTTTTAATTTTTTATCTGCTAATACATCTTTTGCAACTTGTCTTGCTGCTTCAACTTGAAAACGTACTGGACGCATTGCTTTAGCTAAAGTGTTTAGCTCTACAGCTACAAATCTTGCTCTTGCTTCATTATGTATGGCATCTATAATTTGCAATTCTTGTTGTTGTGGATTTACTAAATCACTATGTAGCTCTAACATACGTTGTTGCGTACGTTCCGTTATAGCTTCTTTAATTGGTTGTAATGTAAGTAATGTATCTATCATTGATAACGCATCTGAAAATTCAAACAGTTCCGCAACAAGATTTACATCTAAACCTTCTTTATCAAGATACCCACGTTTACCTGTACCTAATTCTTTAATTTCTGCCTTTTGTAAAACTTCATCATAAAAAGGAATTAATTTTTTATAACTATCTATTGATATTTTATGATTGCCTTCGACTTTAACAGTTTCACCTTTATCATTAACAGTTTCACCACGTTGTAAAAACATATGTAATTTGTATCTTTTATTTTGTAAAACTTCTTTAGTAGCTATAGCTTCTTCTTGTTTATATAATTTATTTATTTTTCTATCTATTTCTTTTTGTATTTTTGGCATTTTCTTTCTTATCCAACGCACCTGTTTCATACTGTCTAATGTCATTATTTCTAATGTTTCCTCTTCTGCTTCGTCTAACGCTGCTGTATATTCTGCCCATTCCGCATCATTCATACCGCTTTGTTCTTGTGTTTGGAACATAGCTTTTAACTCATATATTTGTTCTGCTTGTACTATTTGTTCATTAGTAGCCAACATCCGATCCATAACGCTTCTAACTTCATTAGTTAGAATTGGTAAATCTTTACCAGTTTCACGTTTATATAATTCGTTTAATCTTGTACTAACATCTTGATAAACTTCTTTTATAAAGTTTGCAAATTTTCTAAATACATTTTGTAATTCTTTACTTGGTGCTTTCTTTTTTGCATCAAATAAATATAGTTCAAAATTATAAGCAAAGGCTTCGTGATATTCTCTTTTTTGATTTATATCAAAATTTTGCCATGTTTCTAAATCTTTTACACCCCAGAATTTTAAAAGGGTATTAAAATCAGCAATTAAATCTGGTGGAGCATTATCAGTTGCAACTATATTTTCTAGAACAGTTAGCATATAGTGCGCTGTCTCATGTGCAAACGTAGAAAAATCTGCTTCTTGAGTTAATAAGGTTGTTAAAGTAGTTGGCTCAAACCTTCCTCGTGGACCTTTAGACGTTTGCTGCTCAAAAGATTCTTCTGTTTTTACTTGAACAGAGCCTCCAGCAGTTCCAACTGAGAGTCTGTAATCTCTTCGTCCGTTAGGGAATTCATCATCGAGACTAAGTCTAGAAGGGTCGATCCTGATGGCAACTGCTGTATTGCCATAGCCAGTATCTGCGATAGCTCTGGTGGTAACGTAGACATCAGGTTCTCCAGCACTTCTGAGTTCACCTGTAGCTCTGATTCGTTCTGCTGATTTTCTGTCGGTGTGGTGGTAGACGGTAACTGTTCCGTCTGGGTTGAGGGGAAGTCCTGTGGTTTCGTCAATGTTTTCTTGTTGTTGGAAAGTATCAATCTCTCGTACCTGTCCAGATCCTCCAACATCTCGTTGTGTGTCTCCTGATTGCTCCTCGGATTGTACTGATAACTCATTGTCTACCTCCTGTATTGTGGCTTGTATGTCGCTTTCTGGTATCCCCATTGTAGCAACTAAATTTGCAGCAGCATTTGCGTAATCAGGTGCTGCGTTATCTTCGTAACCTGTTTCTACTACTGTTTCCTTAAGTTTTGCAGTATCATATAATTTTTTTTCTGGATACCACATTAATGCCTGTAAATCTGCCATTGTTAAATCTGGATTCTGTTGTTGCAGTACTGGCAATACTTGTCCAAAAATCTTTTCTATAAATCTTCTTTCTGGTGGTCCTTTAGGCTGTTCTTTTTGACCATCTAAATACCCTGCTAATGAATTACCTGCCCTACGAATTTCATCTCCAATACTTACTCTAAGTTCACCTTTTATAGGTTTGCCTTTAATGTTTGTTATTACTTCATCAATATTGTTATCAGGTTGTATTAATGCTATTTCTGCCATTAAATCACGATTTGCAGGTATGGTTGTTCTAGTTTCGATTCTTTTTGCAACCGCATCTAAATCACCTAAAGTCAGTTTTCTTCCAAGAATTGTTTCAAATGCTTTTTTTTGTTCTTTAGTTAAAGCTTTTATATATTGTTTTAATTGCTCACGTTTATTTTTAGCTTGTTTTGTATAGTCAGTAACTAGCGTACCTGTCATTCGACCCCATGTACGCATAGCCCATCTATCTAAAGTTAATTGTTCATAGTTGCCATATAGATTTGCAAAAAAACCATTACCAATTTTTGGCCCTATAACAGCAGCACCATATACTATTTCTGTTTTCCCAAAATCTTTTATTTCTACTCCGGTATATGTTTCAACTTCTTTTACTGTATGTGTTGTACTCATAAATTTCTCAACGTCTTCTACACCATTTTTTTCAATTAATTTATTTATAAGTTTAAAACTTTTTGTCATTGCACGACCTGCTTTGCCTTGTCCATAAGGTGTTGGAAAAACACCGTTTTGTTTCCAATAACTGTAGATATCTTCTGCTAGTTCAAAGTTTTTATTTACATTTATACCGTTAGATGAAGTTGCTAATGCCCAAGTAAAAGCAAAATTTGACGCTGCATCGGTAGTTAATTCTGGATGTATTTTTGCTAATAACCTTTTAGCTTTTGTAACTTTTTCGTTGTACCAACCTATTGCGTTTGGATTTTCTTGTAAAGCGTATTGAGCATCTGCTAATAATGTTTTTACAAGATATTTTTCTGTCTCAACACTACTATCTGACAAATCAACTCTTGCTCTTTTAGCAGCAGCTAGTATACGTTTTTGGATTTCAACTTTAAAATCTTTAATAGTTCCAAAAGGTTTGCTACTTGCAAAATCAAAATTTTCTACAATTCTTGCTAATTGGTATACCTCTTCTGATACTGGTTTACCTTTTTTTTGTGTCGCTTTTTGTTCAAAAAATTCTAATGCTTGTTGCTCATATATATTATTTATTTCATTAGACCAATTACCATTATTGTCTACTGACTTAACACCATTAACGTCAAAAATGACTACTTCTACAACTTCACCTGCATCGCTTTTAACTATTACGCCATCATGGCCTTCTGCTATTAATTTATCTCTATAATTATCTGCTGCTGTTCTACCGCCTTGTTTTATATCACGTTTTATTTTTCTTAAATCTTCTATCTTTGGATTTTCTAAACGTGCATATAACTTCAGTACTTTTTTCTCTCCTTTTACTCTAATACTTTTCTTTTCTGCATAATGTTTTGCCAACCCTAAATCAGGAGTCAAATAAACACCAGTACCTGCAAAACCTGTGTCATACCTATTAGGATGATCAAGGTCAAAATAGTCAAAACTATTAATAGTTCCGTGGTACATAACTTGAGGTGTACCATCGGGATTAATTAATTTAGATTTTCTAAACCAATTTTTAAATAATTGTGTATCAGTTTTAATTGTGCCGTCTTGATTAAAAAATTGTTTTGTGAAAGTTTTTCTATCTCTTGTATCTTTTTGAATGTTGTATTGGAATTGATTTATAAATTCTAATGGTGTAATACCTAAACGCTTAGCAAAAGTTGCTGCAAATGCTTGTGGCAATGCTGCCATGTCTCGTGCATCTGCCGGCTTATACCCTGCATCTCGCAATTGTTTTGCAATTTGTCTTTTAACTGCTTTAGATTCACTTTGAAATTCAAGCAAATTAATTTTTGCTTTATTTGTTTCTTCTCTCACAGCAGCTAAAAGTTCTGGTTGTTGTTTAAAAAACTCCATCATTTCTGTTTGGCTATATTCTTTCTCACCAATTTTCAAATGTGGAAATAATGAATTACCTAAATTTGTACCAGAAATTTCTGCTATATATTTACCGGCAGGTATTTTTATAAGTTTACCCACTGTTCCTTCTTTAGCTGCATCTTCTAATTGTTTAACAACATCTGGAGAAAACATTTCTAATTGTCCTTCAGTTATTTGATTGTTATCTAACTCTTGTTTAAATGTATTTACGTCAAAATAAAAATCCGTTATACCTGACTTATCTGCTAATGCCTGTGCGTAATTTCCATATTTATCTGGGCTTCTTTGTTTTGTTTTGTCATTTTTAGATATTTGCGTTAATTTTTCTAATACAGAAGTTGTATTTCTAGCTTTAACTGCTTTATTGAAATTAGTTCTATAAGTCATTCCCGGTCCTATTAATCCAAATATGACCATACCTTTCATGGTTTCTGTTAATGTGTTCCATAATCTCAATAATCCTTCCTTAGTACCTATTGTTTCTATTTCTTCTTGACTCATATCAGCAAACAAGTTTACACCTGTTATTGCTATTAATTCTTGTGCAAATTCTTGACCAGTTTCTGTACCTAAAACAACTACATAATCTTTAATAAATTCTCTATTAATAAAATTCCATGTAAGTTTTTTTCCATTTTTACTAAGTGCATTTTTAGAAATTTCTCTAGAAAATTTATTTTTAAAAATTTTTGCTAACCCAGAACGAGCAAACATATCTTTTACTCCCGGTACTGCCTTTAAATATCTAGGTCCAATAAGACTTAAACCATATCTTTCTATAAAAGCATTAGCTGTACCTACAGCATTTGCTTTCAAAAAAGCTTCATTCATTGTATAACCTCTTTCTCTTAGCTCTAACCATGAATGACCAGACTCAACTAATTGTGTATCAAGAGCTAATTTATTAGAAAAAGCATTCCAACCAGTAAACAAACCTACAAAATTACCAATTGTACCTCCTATAAATGCTCCTACTGCTTCACCACCAATCATTATTGGTCCATCAGGAATAAAAAAACCTGCACCTGTGCCAATTTTTGTGCCAAACCAAGTGCTTGCTTTCCATGTTCCTAGTCCTGTTAACGCAGCTTCTGGTATTGCAGAACCCCATTGACCTGCAAAGTAACCAAAACCTTCAACAAAACCAACGCCATCTGCGTCATATTTTTGTATTGTTTCACTTATTTCTTTAAGTCTTGCAAAATCTTCTTTGTCTTGGTCAGTTGGCACATAATCAGGATTAAAACCTGTTTCAAAATCTACTATTTCTACACCTCTATGCATTAATTCGTTGGCTAACAAACCCATTTCTCTGCTTAAATGACCTTTATGTAAGCCTTGCCATCCATCTCTTGGTATATCAATTATAGTTTCCCATAGGTTTTCATTTTGGACTAAGTTTGGAATATTGTCATGTGCTATGGCTGCAAAATTAGGATCATTTAATTGCCTTGCTAAAACAGGGTTTAACATAGACAATTGTCTAGCTTTTATATTTTGTTGTCTAACTTTATTTTTTAAATATTCTAATGATTGGGAACTATCTAATATCATTCCTTCAGGAAGACCTAATTTATTAGATAAAGTTAGTGCTTCTCCAACTAAATTTGGATCTTTTTGTGCTGCGGATTCTAATAAAATTTTTAATTTATTATCATTTTGTTTTGCGTCTGCCTGATAATACCTATCAAAAACATTTGAGTTTTCTCCCAGATTTTGTCGTGAACGATAAGCGTTGTTGCCAATGTCAGACATTTCATTGTTAGCATTATAAAATGAATCAAATGGATTAGAATTTGTCATATTAATTAGTGGGGTACATTATTTCGTAAAGTTCTGGATACTTATCTTTTATAAAGTTTTTAACATCATCTAATTTTTCTGGTCTTCCAAACTTTACCCATTCTTCTGCTATGTTTTGTTGATTCATAGCTTCTCCACGCCTAAACAAAGAATGACTAATTTCAGTAATTATTTCATCAGGAATATTTGCTATTACTATTTGTTCTGTTTCTATTTTTCCATTTTCTTGTTTAACCTTTACATTTACATAAACATCTCCTTCCCTGCCTATTATTGTACTTTGTAAAATATTTCTTTTAGTACTTTTTCCATCAAACCAATTGCTTTTTAAATTAACTTTATCAGCAAGTACGTTTATTAATATTTCTTCTTTTTCTTGTCTAATTAATTTTCTCTCTCTATTTATTTGTTGAAAATCTATTCTATCTAACCATTCCTTGTGAATTTGACTAAATAGTTGAGCGTTTGCTTCCTTGTTGAATTTTTTAGAATCGTATATCCAATCATAATCACCAGTTCTAAACATTATTTCTTTCATTAAATCTTTATTACCTTTAGCTTCAATATAAGTGTCTTCACTTTTATAAGTTTCTGAAAGTCGTTTTAATTTTAAAAAATCTGTGTTAGATAATTGAAATCTGTACTCATCTACATTGTCTCTTACCTCTTCTGGGTTATCAATTAGTTTTGCTAATGTAGTTTCATTTGATTCTTCTGGTTGTCCATCTTTTAATATTTTTTGATCTTTAATTGTAAATTGAGTTATGTCAATGTTATTTGCTGCTAAATCTTTCCAACCACCTTCTTTAGCAAACGCTATTTCTTGTGCAGCAATAAGATTTTCTTTATAAACTCCTTCCTTTTGTTCTACAATTTCATTGTATTTTATTTCTAAATTTTTCAATGCAGATTCTAATTGTTTTGGATTTGTAATTGTAGTTTTTAAATGTTCCTGATAAACCTCTATTGGTTGTAAACCTGTTATTTTATTAACTATGTCAGATGTTTTTATATCTACATAACTTACATTATTTTTTAATAACTCTAAATCTGTTTGAACTTGATCTGCGTATGTACCATCAAATAAAAAATATTTCCTACGAACATTAGCTACAATAAATTCATTGTATTTGTCTAATATTTTTCCATCTATTTTTTGTTTATAATCAAAATTAGTTTTGTATTTTTGCGGATCAAAATCTACTGCATTAAATGCTTTTGTATATAATTTATCAGCTTGTTTAACACCTAATCTTTGTATGGCAAATAAATGTGTTGTTTGATGTTGTGTTATTAAAACTCCTTTAGGTACAGCTTGATAAAATTTTGACTTATTTCGTTCTGCCTCTAATAAAACAAATCTTTCTGTTTGACTAAATTGTTCAACATTTATTTCGTCTGTATTAAAACCAGATATTACAAGACCACCATTATTATTATCACTATTATTGGTACTACTCAAACCTTCTAATATAATTGCTGAATTTGTAAAACCATAATTAGTTGGATTGTTATTATTTAAAATTGCGTTTACAATTATTTCACCATTATGATCATCAGTAACTTCCTTAATACCTTCTTTTATTTCTTCTAGCGTTATTTTGTTGTCACCATTGGGATCAATTGCTTTCATATATAACTTTAATTCTCCAAATAATTTTTTTTCTTTAAACCTCTCAATTACTTCTGTATGTATTCCCATATAATATTCGCTTAATCTTTCTAAATATATTGGACTTAAAGGTTCACCATCAGGACCGACTTCAACTCTTAAACCTTCTCGTATTGCTTGTTCTTTTATTAATTCAGCACCTGATTCCATTTCAGTTTTAAATATGCCATCATCAACATTCCAAGAATCAAGATTTTCTATAGCACCACCTTGATGATTTTTTATAGAAATTTGTGTTTCTAAATCCAACATTAATCGTTGTTGTTTTAACGAATGTTGAGTCATTAAAGTTTGTTGGTTTGTTACAGCAACTTGAGCCATATTTTCAAACATAAATTTAACAACTCCATTACTTGCTTCGCCTTGGTATCTTCCAAGTAAATCTTTTATTTGTGTGTTAGCTTGATCAAATACTCTAGTAGTAGTACCATCTTCTGGGTTAACAACTTGTAAAGCTTCATAGCCCTCTTTATTTCTATAATCTATTGAAATTTTATTTAAATCCGCAGTAAAATTGTTATAAAGTCTTCTAGATTCAGCGTCATTTAATTCGTCATCTAACTTTTGTATTATTTCACCTGTTTGTTGTAATGCTTTTGCGTTTCTTGTTATGTCATCAGACACAACATCTTTCATTGGTTCAATCGAACCCGGACTAAGTTGGACTTCAGAACCTATTGAAAGTTCTTGATTTAATCCTGTTTGTAAAGGTACTCTTGCCATAGTTATTTTTCAGTTTTCTTGGTTGTTTCAGTAGTAGTTTCTGTTGTTTTTCTCAACATACCGGGTGGAAGACTACTTATAAAGCTTGCACCACCTGTTAACAAACTACTACTCATATTCATAAATGGACTAATAGAAGATGCTGTCGCAAACATATTGCTTGCACCAACTCCATACATACTTCCTTTTATACCTAAACCTACAGCTTCTAATCTTTTATTCTGTGCTGCTCTAACTTTATTTGAATTCATAGTCAGTTTGTCTATTTTTGCCAAGATTTCAGAACTAACAAATGCATCTTTAGTACTACCTACACCCATTTGTATTCCTCTAGATGCAAAAGATGCTCTAGCACTAGATCTTGCTGCACCTTGTTTAAGAGTAGCTATTTGTATTTGTTTATTAAATGCTCTCATTATGTGTTGTGCTTGGCTTTCTTTCATGCGTTGATTAAACAACGCCATATCTCTTTTATGTTCTAAACTTAATGCTAAACTTTTTGTTTTATATTTTTCTGCACTTGATGCATAAAAAGAACCAACAACACCACCAAGAGCACCAAAACCTTGAGATATAACACCAAACTTACCTAACTTACTAAGATCTTTCCATCCGTAACTATCAGTCATTGTTGTGCTTACCTCAACGCTTCCTTATTTTTTTAGTATATCTATATAATATCTGTTTACGGTCACACTATCCACCCATGGCTACCTCTAATGTTAAACCTACAATTGTTAATGGTAATGGGTCTGTTTGGCGTACAAATAATTGTCCGTTATCTTGCCATTGAGGTGTAAGCATTATTTTAATATCTTGTGTTTTTAAATCTGGTGGCGATCCATAAGGTTCTGTTGTACGTTGTTTTGCTTCTACTAATTTATCTGCACTAGGACCTGCAAAAATACCAGATGATTCTAATACTCGTAGCCATACATGATTTAAATTTTTAACTCTACCCTGACCAAATGCTTCTACCTGTAATGCCATAGGTAATGTATTTAAATCGCTTTCATAAGGCAATCCAAGATGTACAACACTAGCTGCACGATCTAACGTAATAGAACCACTAGATACTACTTTTTGTGGATGTACTGCACCATCTGCCAAGATATTTACTGTTTTACCTTCTAACCAAGAAATACCTGATATAACATTTCGAGCAACTTCGTAAGTTGTTATGGCTGTATTACGCAAAGATGCAGGTAAATCTTTATCTAATTTTGCAGTTGCAACTGTTTGACTTGACGTACCAAGAATGGTTAGACGATAAAGAATACTGCCATCAACTAAAACTATTGCATCATTTACATCAGCAACACTAGGTGGTGCGTTAAATAAATTGTAGTTAGCTGTAATCGTAACAGTTTCGCCTTTTGTGTAATTTGTACCGCCAGATATAGTTACGTTTTGACCTGTGTTTGTATTTGTACCGTTGTAAGTAGCACCTGCATCAACAAAGAAATTATCACGTTGTGTCGCAAATAATCTTGTACCCATACGTTCTACATAGCGTTTGCTTGCACCATTAATAGTTCTTTTTACAACGCAATATGTAACGTCATCATTACCTTCAGAGACACAAGCTACGCTTTCAAAAGTTCCATCTGTATCATGTTGATGCCATGCACCTATCTGTTGTTCTGGAACATATGTAAGACCTAATAATTTCCCACTACTACTTACCTGCCATACAATAGGTATTGGTGACTTAGATAAAGCCATATCTACAATTGTAAAATTATCAAATAAATGCGGAGCACGAAGAGATAAATCACCTGTAATAAATCCATTAGCTTGCCAGTTATAACCCAACTCTCTTACATGACCGCCACGAGCAGCACCATATACCAAGCTATTATTAACAATTACTGGTTGTGCATTGTTTGCACCAACATATGATTGAGGTTTTACCGATATAGATGTAGGTGTTATTGCATCACTATTAACAGAAGTAACTCTCCATTCTGCTGATCCAGTAAGCATAAGTAAATTTGTTAATGGAACTATATGTCTAATAGTATTTGCTTCACGAGCAGCAACTCTAAACTCAATACGGTCATCATCTCGTATCGGTAATCCAAAAGACATATTACTTTCAGTACCTGATTTAGTCATCCATATATTTTGCGGTGCATTATTTGTACCTGCAAACACTCTGCGTTGTTCAAAGTAAGATACAGCACCGGGATAATTACCAGTTCCTACGAAATCATTTTCATGTATTGGTGGAGTTCTAGAAAAATCTGGTGAAATATTATCGTCTACAAGAGTTGTTGTTGTTGTCTCTCCAAGAAATCCATATATACCTCCTTGTTGTTTATAAACTCTATACCGAGTCGCACCAGAAACTGAATTCCATGTAATGGTATTTTTAGCTCCAGTAACAAATATATTGTTGTTTACAGATGCAGCAGATGATTGATTGCTTTCATCTACTAAATTAGCTTTTACAGCAGTAACAACATATTCATGTGCCACATAAGTATCTGTATTTGTCGTGGTAGACGCAGGTATATACATAGCAGCGTTGACACCACCGGGTGCTGCTAAAGGACTACCAAAATCAATTACACGCAATTCCCATTGTGTTGCCCCAAGTCTTCTTAATTCTCTAGGTGCATGGTTAGGATGCACTAATGTTATAACGTCAGCAGATTGCACATAATTTACATCAAACAATTCTGCTTCTAAATATGGATGTGGAATTTCATATACATTAGGATTTGTTGGCATAGCATACCAATTAGTTGCGTTTGGTGGCTGGCTATTAGAATGAACTGTTTTTGAATAATAATTTACACCGCCTTGTTTTGCTATTGACCCAACTACATAATTAGTACCACCACTCCATGCTGCACCATCGCTATAAAATAAAGTTTGCCCTAAAGTATGAAACCTAAAATATTGATCACCAAACTCTAAAACCATAGTTTGAGTTGTATTAAATGTAAAAGATAATAATCTTGTAACTTTAGTGCTACTTTTTACTTCTCTTACAAAAGCAAATCCCGGTCTATTTTGTGCGGGTCCTTGTGGTTTAGCAATAAAATTACGCATTGTTGCTGCACCTTGTTGGAATTTATTATCAGCAATACGACCAAACATTTCTGGTGATATTTCACCTCCAGAAAATGCTTGTTTAAAATTACGAGTTACTGGCATAAATTACCTCCCAGATGTCCAAGGAACTATATGTTCAACAGTTATATCTCTATGTAAATTATCTGATTGTTTTGCACTATTTAAATAATTAATCATCATTTGTGAACTACGTTTTGCTTCTGCTGCTCCCTGATCACCTTTTATTATTGGACCTGCCAACATAGATGCCAAGTGCCAAGACAACGTAACTACAAATAAAGGAGAAAACAACGATGGGTCAGTTATAAACGCTTGATATCGCAACATTGCATTTTCTTGGTTTGTATAAATTAAATCGCCTTCTATCGCAAATTGTTGTGGTGTATATTGACCTGCCACTATAGTTGGTGCATAGTTAGATGTAATCCCACCGGGGGTATCACCGGCAGACATCCTTGTAGCATAATCGTTTTGAGCGGTTGGAGATATAATTGCAACAGGTGACATCATATCCGCAGGTGCTACATATGCATAATCCCATTGGTCAAGACTATTAGTAGTTAATGCTAAATTTCCACGTTTTGCTGCAAAGTTCCATGTATGCATTTCTAGCAAACTATTTCTTGCTATTGGATAAAAACGTGCAGCTTTTTCTGCTTGAGCCGATCCCTCTGGAGGGGATAGCGTAGCTATTGTTGCATCATCACCCAAATGAGCTAGGGCAAGGTTGCAAATATCTACTTCAGTTGCCATAACATCTCCTAAAAAAAGAGGAGGTTAGCAGTATTACTACTAGCCCCCAGTAAGAAAAATAAAAGAATAATGCCTATTTACTTGCTGCTTCAAGTTGACTAATAAGAATATCTTTTGTTTGCCTTCTATCTAGTTCAATACCAATAGAACGACCATACACTTCGAGCTCTGCTTTTGTCATTGCTTCAAAATCAATAACATCAGACCCACCAACTATTTCTATATTGGTATTTGGCTCTCCGTTGTATTCAAACTCTTCATCAGCTTCTCGCATGGATTGACCAACGAAACATTTAACTTTAGCTCTGTAAATAGGCATAAATTCTCCTTATTAAGCTACGGTAAAGCCAGAAGCATAGTACTTTTGACCATCACCAATTGTTTCTACTACGTCAGCAGTAACTTTACCTGCGTTCATAGTACCAGTAACAACGTATCTTGCACCTAAGTACCTTTTACCTTTACCTGCAATATCAGGATTAATGCGTACAACAATGTTCTTACCTAATGTAAGTGCTGCTGTAGCAATAGTTGCACTACTACCGATAACATCGTGACTAGACAAGTTAGCGTTAGCACTAGTAACTACTTCAAAAGTAATGTTTGTACCGTTAGCAAATGCTTCTGTTAAAGCAAAGTTCATGTACAAAGCTGTACCTTCACCGACATCTCTAGCAACACTTAAATCAATAGTGTTAGTTGAGTATGCTGTTGAAGTAACTGCTTGATCTTCGCTCACTCTGAGCAGACTATCTGTAATCATTTTAGATCTCCTTTAGTAATAAAAAATTAAACTACACGAGCTTCGCTGTTAATCAACGCATCTACTCTTCTTAGAGGTACTCCAAGGAATGATAAGTAGCTTTGTGCTGATCCAAACTGTGATAAACCTTCTTGTATTGATAATACGTTTTGTGATTTATCAAGTGCTGCAATACTCATGCCTGAGTGAACTGTTCTATTCATATAGAAAGCTGCTCTTCCCATTGCCATGTTTGGTATTCTATACAACGCTCTAGCCATCAATTTAACTAAGTTAGTTGAAGCTGCTGCTGTTTGTGTATTAGCACTACCAAGAAGGTCAGAAATATCAATGTTGCAAATACGAACAACGTATCTCCAATCTTTAACAACCAAACCATTTTTCCATTGGTAACGAGTAGCAAAAGCCTGTAGCCTTGTACCGTCACTATTGTAAACAGTTTGCTCACCAAGATCTTCGTGAGTTAAACCTGCTTTAGATCCTTTAGGAAAAGGACAATAAACAGTATTGTCACCCCAAACAACTAGATATACAGAAGCATTATCAGAGCCTGATCCACCTGCGTCAAGAATGTTTACAGCGTTATCTGCGGATAGATCACCATATCTAGGTGCTAAACCTAAAAACTTTTTAGGATCAGTACCGGGATTGCCGTAAAACATTGTTTCAGCTTGAGTCTGGTTCATTGCTTCCAAAAACGCAGTATCTTCAGATAAACGGAACTGTGCAGTGTTACCATTTAACATTGCTAAGTCTTTGTCTACTTCAGAACGAGCTTCTAGAATTCCACAAGCTTCATCAATCTGTGCTGTTGTTGACTTGCTTGAAGGAATACCTTGGTTAAGTGCTCTCCAGTAAACACCGGGTAAACCAGTTCTAATAACTACACGTTCTCCAGTAGGTAAATTACCTTCCTTAAACACGCAATCATCTAGTATTTCGTTGCTTTGTGATAGTAATTCTGCAACGATTGGAACTCTACCGTCTGGGTCAGATCTTTTTGCCCAATCCGCTAGTGTTAAATTTGAGGTTGAAAGTGTAGCCATTTAATAACTCCTTACTTGTTTTGCTGATTTGAATATAGTGCGTTTGCTATGCCGTTAAAATCTTTAGGAACATTACCGCCTTGGGCATTAGCTCCCTGTGAATTACCAACATAACTATCTTCACTAATTGCCTTACCTGCTCGGTACATAAACCGAATTACTTCGGGATGATTTCCCAAGCCTGATTCTGACAGCAACTGTTTTAAAGGATCAGTACCAAAAGCATCAAGGGCTGATTTAGCAACTTCTAAATTGGCATTAAGATTTTCACCACCAAATTCTGCATCTGATTGTGAACTTTCAGCCCATTCTATCCTTGCCTGTTCAACCTGTGCTGCTTGTCTTGCCTGTATAACAGGTGCGACTTTGTCTAATACTTTTTGTGCAGCTTCCTGTGGCAGGTCAAGTTCTTTAGCGACTTCACCGAATGCAGTTAATACATCGGGGTCGAGTACCTCTGGTGCGTCAGCCACCTTGTCGTTGAACTCGTATTTTTCAGGAGCACCTTCTTTAGTTTCCTGTTCGCTAGTTTCACTTTCAACAGAGGATTCATCCGAATCTTGTTGATCCTGTACAGTTTCAGCTTGTTGCTGTGTTTCTTCAGTATTAGTCGCTTCAGCCGATTGCTCAGTTTGTGCTTCTTCTACTGGTTGCTGTGTGCTGCCTTCATTGGTTTGGTCGGCTTCCGTCATCAGCGTTTCTGACATTTTTTTGCTCCTTAATCATTGTCGGGTATAACTCTGGGCAGAGAGTGTGAATCAAGTTTAGTATTTGCAAACCATAGTTTCTGTTACCTTCGCTAAATGACATTGCCATTGCGTTAGTGTTAAACGATGATCGGAAAACACCTGCTTGCTCCAGAAGTCTCCAGATTAATCTGCGACCCCTCTTGCTGCTCATCAGCCATTTGATGTCCGACTCTTCATTTTGGCGGTCAATTCTTTCTTCAGACTTTTTATTGTCTTTAGATTTTTGTTGACTCTTGAGGTCGAGAGGATTGTATTCACTCATGACTTAATATACCTAGCAATAACTGGGTTACGGTCACACCTTATGCCTTTTTACTTTTGCTATCTCTTAATGCTTTAGCTGTTGGTGCTCCTTTAGAACCCGGCTTACGCATTTTTTCACCAGAACCTTCTTTAATTCTTTTACGTTTTGCGTGAATGTTTGCCCATAGTCCTTGATTTTTCATAATTAAAACATTGATGGGTAAAGTTTTTTTAGTTTTTCCATTTCTTTTCTAGCTCTATCGTCTAACATACCTGCTTCATCCATTGCTTTATATGTTTGTATTTTTCTACGTTGAATATTAGAAATAACACCTTTTTTTTCAGCCATTACTTGTTACCTCCATACAATGTATCTGCAAATTTTTCTAATTTAGATTTGTTTTTTTTCTTTTCTTTTTCTTGTCTATTGTGTTCTTCTATCATTTTTCTATACCTTTTTTTAAAATCAGGTGACATTTTTGTAAAATTTGGATCTTCCATAATAAACTCCTATGCTAAATAAGTTGAACTTTTAGCAACAGGTGTTGCTTTTGGTGCAGGTTTAGGTTGTGTTTCGTATAAACCTTTAGCTTGATCTTTTGTTTTATCAATAGGTTCAATACCCATTGCACATATTTGTAACTCTACGTTTTGTTCTACGCCATCTTTCTCTTTGCTTTCTCTAACAGTTTTTACATATGCCTGTGCCTTAATCATCATTTCGCTACCAGCTTCTGGTAATTTTTCTATGCCTAGCTTTTCTAGTTCTTCTCTACCAAGCGATATACACAAACCGTAGCTATACATCGGTTCGTCATACATTTCATTGTTGTCAATAGGCTGTGGGTCTTTTTTTAAATCAATTAAATTCATTTATACCTCCAATGGTGATGGTGAATTGTAGCCACTAAACTGGTTCATCATATCCAGCATAGATGGTTCACCGGTTTTACTGTTATTTAATTTAGTTGCATTCTCTACTGCTTGTTGTTGTGCTTCTTGTTGTGCCATTGCCTGTTGTTGTGCTGCTCTTTCTTGACGTATCCTTGCAACACGTTCACCTCCAACTATTAATTTAGGATCTACGCCTAACATATCTGCGTATCCATCAGCCCATGCGTCAGAATCAAACTTATCAAGTACATCAGGTTTCATCTGGGCAACCATACCCATGTTATTTACATATCTATCAATACTATTTGTACCAATAGCACGTTGTGCTTGTGCCAACATAGATATAAATTCTACGCTTAATTCCATTCCTTGCAACTCTTCTGGTGCAGGTGGTACTAAATCTGACTCAATCATTCTGTTAAACGTATTATCTATTAACGGATCAAGCAATTCGTTATGTAATCTCTCCAATACTGGACCTAACATAAGCAGCTTTTCTTCGTGTCGTTCCGCTACTTCTGTTGCAGTCATCCTTGTATCCGTAGCATTTGCCAACATTAAGAACAAATCAGCATAAAAACTACCATTTATTCTTTGCCTTACGTCCTGTATATCTGCTAATAAATGATTTAAATTAAGGTTTACGTTAAATGCTGTCTCGATCTTGCCCTGTTGACCATCAATAAACGTAACTCCACCCGGTAAACTATCTACATCTCTGTTTTTCATATAGCTAGGCACTTGCAATGGTGGCTTTGTTTGGTAATCAATGCCTTGTGCCTTACGCAATTGCTCATGTTGTAGCTGTTTTATGTCACCTAATGCTTCCATTCCGGGTGAATTACCATAAATATCGCCACCTGCTACTCCCCATCTAGGTATAACAGCAGGGAAATCTCTATATCCACTCTCTCTAAGCACATCTTCACCATCTCCACCTTGTTCAAAGTAACAAGACTTGTATGCCATATTCATATTATCTTTCTTTTTAAAGTCTCGCTCTCTATCATCTCTTGGTTCTATCGCATGAATAATTGTTACCCATTGATCTAATGAACCTCTGTCAAACAAATTCTTAACGGACGTTGAACATTTCTTATATCCAAACTCTCTTACCACTTCTCCTACAGTTTTTTGAAATTCTCTATACAAAGTATTAACTCTGCCCTGATAATCTGTAGCAATTGCATATTCTCCAATAGTTACAGGGTAATGATGTATAGCTGTTTTAGAATCAGGGAGGATAATAGAACCTGCTGTACCAAATGCTCCCAATTCTTCATATATTCCATGTAATGTTCGGTATGTATTGGACTTTTGAAACACCAATTGCATACGTTCTGTAACGTCATTTAGCCATAATTTAACAGGTGCATATCTATTTAACTCTGGATCAGCCGTTCCAAGTCTAAACCAAGGTCTTGCAGGGGATGTCGCACCTGCCATCATACCTGCACCTAGTGTTCTTAACGCTCTTGTTCCTGTATTGTCGTATATCGAGTTATGTCTTCTATGACCTTTGTTTCTATCTTGCTCAAAATAACGTCCATTCCTTGGTAACAAGTAAGTTGTTACCTCTTGCCAATGTGACCACCATGTAGCCCTTTCAGATCTAAGATGACCCCACCTTGTTAACAGGTCTGCACGTTTTGTTTTCATTGATTATCCACCAAGTAATGTGTTACCACCAAGATTTAACTGGCTAGAATCTACACCTTGCACACCAGTTAGTAATGTTCCGGCAGGGCCTGTTAAGGCTGCTTGTTCTTCTTTCTTTGTAATAGCACTAACGTCCGCTCTTTTTCTATTAGCTTTGTTAAATTCAACATCAGCACGGTCAGATGCTTCTTTTGCTCTTGTTTTCGCATCCTCATTTGCTTGTCGTTGCAATGTTAACTGTTTTTTTTGTTGTTTTCTTTGCTGTTCACCAGAATATATTTGATATCCAACGCTAACTGCTCCTAGTGCTACGGCTGCTGATACTACCATCGTTTAAATCTCCTTAGAATACATGATTTCTTGTACACCATATTTTAATTTTGGTAGCAGTTTAGCTAAAGCGGTGTGTTCTTTGCCGTGCCATAACATCAATTTGCAGCCCTCAGATCTGGCATGATCCTCTGTGACCTTTATCAATTTCAAACCTAATCGTCCACCTCTAAAATCTTTTTTGATAAACAAAACGTCATTTTGGCAAACTCTTAAGTCCGCATAATGCAAATGATGCATCATCAAATTCATAGAATATCCAATACAGACATCGCCTTGCATTGCTAGGTAAATAAACAACCAACCTGTTGCATTCATTGTGTCATACAAAGGCCAGTTAGGTTTTAGCTTCATTACCTGTTTGTTGCGAGCAATCTCTTCGTAATGCTCTTCAAATAATGGTTCTGCTAATACCTTAAATTCATCTAACGTGCAGAGTCTAATTTCTGTTTTAGGTACTCTACTTTCGTTTACACTAGCTGTACTATCAGCAGTTACGGTCACACTAGTCATAAGGGATATAATGTATATATCTATTATTGGAACTATTTTTAATTAATGCAAGTAAGTCTGGACTATACCGCTCGTGAATGGCAAAGACAATGTCATATAAACAAAAAAAGGTTTAGTGTTTACGCATTACATAGACGTTCTGGTAAAACTGAACTTGCCATCATGGAACTAATAGACAAAGCCATGAAAACAGACAAAGAATTATCTATGTTTGTCTACGTTGCTCCTTTCCTACGTCAGGCAAAAGCCATTGCATGGGCTAGGTTAAAACAAAAAATTGAACCATTAAGACAAAGATCAGCTATAGAAATAAATGAGGGTGAATTATCTATAAAATTTAAACATAATGGGGCAATTATTAGGCTATTTGGTGGTGACAATCCTGATGCTATGCGTGGTTTACGTTTAGATGGCATAGTCATGGATGAAGTTGCACAGCTAAAAAACGAGCTATGGACAGATATCGTACAGCCTGCACTTTCTGACCGTTTGGGGTGGTCGATATTCATTGGTACTCCTAGTGGTATTAACTTGTTCTCTGAGTTGTATTACAAAGCAATGGATGAAAAAGATTGGACTGCTGCCAGATATACCGTATTTGATACAGATTCCCTACATCCTAATGAGGTGACTCGTCTTAAACGAGACATGAGTGAGACTTCCTTTGCTCGTGAGTATCTATGCGACTTTTCAGCCCAAGGTGATGATCAGTTAATAGCTTTAGCAGATACCGAAGATGCAGCTAAAAGGACATATCAATCTGACCATGTAAAGCTGTCACCAATAGTCCTTGGTATCGACCCTGCTCGCTTTGGGGATGACCGTTCAGTTATATTCCGCCGTCAAGGAAGACAAGCTTTTAAGCCTGTGGTCTATCGTGGTATTGACAATATGGAACTAGCTACAAGGGTTGCCAACCTTATTGAAGAGCATGATCCTGATGCTGTGTTCTGTGACGCAGGGGCAGGGAGTGGAGTTATTGACAGACTAAGACAGTTATCATATGACGTTATCGAGATTCCATTTGGTGGTAAGGCCACTAAACCTGATCAATACATAAACCGTAGATCCGAGATGTGGTGGTTAATGAAACAATGGATAGAAGAAGGAGGTGCAATACCCAACGACATAGCCCTTAAACAGGAACTAGCTACTCCCATTTATTGGTACGACAACGTGGGTAGACGAGTCCTTGAGTCTAAAGATCAGATTAAGAAGAGATTGCAGGGTGCAGGCTCACCTGATTTAGCTGATGCACTAGCCCTTACATTTGCCCTCCCAGTAGCTAAGAAACAACCAGAAGATATATACATCAAAAGACGTAAACAAGCCACACAAAAGACCGACTATGACCCTTACAAAGTCCTCTAACTTTAGACGCATAGCCGAGGGGTTAGACGTTGAACCATTGCTCCAATTGTTAAATGCCAAGCCTGAGTTATGGAAGGAGATTGAAACAAGACAAAAGTTCACTAATTCACCACATAAAGATACCGAGAGTATTTATGTTCGAGGTCCTCTTAAAATGTCGCAATACTACGTTCTTTGGGATACTGGCAGTTATGACTATCCATGCATGGAATATCTCAAACCTGCCCTAATTCCATTGATGCGACCAATACTGGAGCAGCTACAAGTCAAGGAAATGGGAAGGGTACTTATAGTTAACTTGAAGCCTAGCGGTCACGTTACAAAACACAATGACCAAGGAACATATGCGGACTATTATTCAAGGTTTCATATTGTCCTTAAATCAAACCAATTTTGCAGCCAAACGTGCGGTGATCAGGAACAAAAGTTTAATGTTGGCGATGTCTGGTGGTTTAACCACAAAGAACTCCATACAGCCGATAACATAGGCGATACAGACAGGATTCACATTATCTTTGACTGCGTTCTTACTGAGGAACTCCAGTAACTACATTTACATTAATATCACCTTTAGTTTCAATTCCTATTAACTTCTCTGAATATTCCTGTGGATACCATTTAGCCAATAAACGAAGTCTTAAATCTGCCCTTGATCTCATCCAGTTAACATGAGCATTATCCATTCTTGCATTCTCTCCCTCACCGATCATAGGAGGAGGAGTATCAACAAGTGCTAAAGCTTCCTCCGCAATTGCTCTAGCTCCAAGAAACCTGCTTACATGCGTAAAGCGTGACATAAACTCTTCATCCTTATCCAACCACCGATACAAAGTTCTATAAGAAGGCATTCCTTTCTGCCTACAAAATGATCGCAAAGTACCACCGTTAGCAACATATTCTAAAACCTGCTCAACAATTACAGGATCAGGCTTTTTAATTGGTCTACCTAACTTTGATTGTTTTGAATCTGTCAGGATAATCTGCTCTGCGTTCATAACGACATATCTTGGCTATGGTATGTTTATTCAAATTAAAAATTTTAGATAAAGTAGAATATCCTATACCGTCCTCCTCGTGTAAATCACGCAAGGCATCAACAATAACATCACTAATTCTAGGATTGTGATTGTGATGGTAAGAATTAATTCTATAACCTTTATCATTAACCCCAATTACTAAGGTTTTAACTGGAGTTGAAACAGTCATAAAAAAATGAATAAAATTAAATAAAATATAAGAAATTTTTAAGTAAATTGCAATATTTAAAATATATTACTTGACATATGTTTGATTTACTGCAACACTAATAGATATCGGATGTCCACCGATGCTTCACTTACTAATTTTAATTAACAACAAGCACATGACACAGTTCAACTTTCCAACACAACTTGCAGACCACTTAGAGCAAGAGATTTACACCAAGCTTATTGCAGAAGTGCAATCTAATGTAGATAGACTCAACACAAAGTGGTCTAAGCGTGAACAAGCAGGTAAAACTTTTGACACTATACAAACATGGCACGGTGAAGAAAAAGTTTACTACTACAAGTTTTCACAATTCTTAGACATTACATTTCATCAGGAAGAAACTTCTTACTTTGATCCAAGCGTGACAATGCGTAACGACTATTACAGACCATTAAGTTGCGAAATTAATTATGCAGCTTGCAAAGACAATGCTCATGCTCAGAGAGTACACACAGTTGCTTTATGTACTGAGAGAGTTAATGGTCATTTAGCAGTTACTGATACTGTTTATGACATTGATTTAAAACTAGGTAAGAAAAATCTTATCGAAGGCAATGTTACTGGCCATACAGCTAACAACGATGACTTCCAGATACACCTTCAGATGATGTGGAACTACCGCTACGGTGAGAACTCAGCTAATGGTTACCTTACTCAGTACGTCCAATACAGAAGCGACAGACGAGGTGCTAGGCAAGAAGGAAAGTCAGTACAGCAAGCCAAGACAGATGCTGAGAAACAGGCTAGACGAGATGAGAAACTTGCTATCCAGAATGAAAAGCAAATGGCCAAGTGGGAGAAATTCCAAAAGCTACCAGTTGTAATGGAGAAATGGGTAGACAAAGAAATCAAAACATTAGCTGCTGTAATCAGCGATGAAGGTTTAGCTGACAGCCAAAGAAAAGCAGACAGACTTGGCTACAAGTTTGATGCTGAATGGCAAATCAAATGTATTACCAAAGACATTGACACACACAATACTTTGAGAAATGACCTTAGACATTGGCAGAATGACGAGACAGGACTTAAGGCACTATTCGATAGAGGTATCGACACCAGAAACAAGCTTAAGGAGATGTACGGAGTTTAATTACTCCTACATCCTTTTACCTGATAATTTCTTAGAGGTTTAAATATCTCTATGAAGTTTTCAAACTTCACCGAACAAATTGTTCACTAACTAATTTTTAAATTAACTAAAACAATCATGTACGAACAAACACGCCAGACTTCAGATTTGCGAGATGAATTAATCGACCAGTTAAGAGATCTTAATTACACCGATTATCAACTTATCGAATCATTTGTACGATTCCTTCCACAATCACAACTGGAAGAATTGCAAGATTCAATCCAAAGGGAGGAATTCTAAATGACCATACAAAATCCACAGCAGGCATACTACCAAGCATTAGTATTAGCTTTGACCACAAAAGATGAAGCACTACAAAAAGAATGCGAAAGCATGGCTGCTTCATTTGCTACACAAATTACTGAAGACCAACAGAAAGCGTGTAGAGACAAAATCGAATCTATCCTTGGAGGTACAAAGTAATGACTAAAAAACTAACAACAGATGAAGAAATCCAAGCACATTGGGATGCACATCACGCAAAATACCGAGATGAAGCAATGGAACAAAAGGCAGGTTTATTTCTTAATCATGACGCACAATGGTTATTTATAAACAAAGTGTGTGAATTAATTGGAGGTGAGGATGCCCACAAAAGATTTACACCAAACGAGCTAATTGAGATGTGCGAAGAAATGAGCGAGTCACACAGACTAAAATTAGAAAAAGAAGAGAGGGTATAACAACCCTCTTTTTTTTGCCTAATTACTTGATTAAATGTTGCATTTATGCCAATATAGAGGTATGGAAAAAACAAAACTAACGCCAGTTGAGCTATGTATTAAAGAGTTCGGAGGCATTCGTCCTATGGCTAGGATTATTAATCGCAACTGCGGTTCTATTTGTAAGTGGCAAAAGTCAGGTCTAGTTCCTACCAGCATTCAACGGACAGTACTTGAGAAGGCATGGGAGCTAGATTTAAATATCACTCCTTACGAATTGATCATGGGCAGGGAATAATGACTAAAGAAGGAACTATGCGTTGGAATAGTGCTAACGAAAAAATGTATGTATTAAAAGCTAGAAAAGGTTGTATTCCTGTTTGGGAAGAAATAGATCCTTATAAAGATTTAGAAGAAAGGAAAATAAAAAAATGAATTGTTATTGGTGCGACTCAGATTTGATAATTGGCGGTGATATCGACATAGAAGAGGGGATGAATGGTTTTCCTGAGTTTTCAGTAATGACTAATTTATCTTGCCCCAGATGCGAGTCACAGGTAGAAGTTTTAAAAAAACGAGATGCCTTCGATTAATTAATTATTTGCCATGTGTTGCATTATGTGCTACAATGGTTTACGAGCAGCAAATGCTCAATTTGATCCCTTACAAATTTTTATTTACAAAATCAAATGGAACAAACTAAGTTCACAAATCTCGAAGTAGAGATTATTACAGACAGACCCGAAGAGTGTATTGTCGAATGCTCATGTGACTTCTACGAGGAAGACATGATCAAAAAATACGGTGATCGCAACACTACTAATGAGATCATCAAAGAATATTCAACAGAAAAAGATGGTCGAACTGTTGAGCGATTGGTATACCCAGAACAAGCAGTAGAGGATAGTTGCCACAAACTCTACAGGCATTTAGAAAAGCACAAAACATTACCTGAGTTAAACATAATTGACAAAATGGTTTTGGATGATTGTATTTCTGGTAGCACTATGGACAGAGCAGAAGATGTTAGTCCACAGTATGGCGGTAAGGTTGCAGCAGCAGCTAGACGGATAATTGAAAAGCTAGAAAAACTAGGCGTTGAGTTTAGTTGGGCTGAGAGGTGGTATTAATGACAGATACCCAGAAACTGGAGAGGTTGGCCTTCTTGGCCGACCTTCCTTATCGTGACCACACTCCCGAAATGTGGGATGAAGAATTAGCCCTTGAATGCGAGCTACAAGACCACCCTTTATACAAATCCTATTTAGACCAATGACCAAATACGAAGTACGAGTTACACAAACTCACGTTGACTACTACCGCATTGATGCCAAAGATCAAGAACAAGCAAAGGCTTTAATGCGTCAACACATTATTGAAGGCGATACTTTTATCGAAGCAGAAAAAGTTGATACTATTTTGCGTCCTTCAGAAATTGATTATGCCGTAAAAATTGATAACAAAGGTGAGGTCACTTACCAATGAGAAAAATTAACATCACCGTCTACGTCAATGACGAGTATTCCCTTTACGACATTCTTAAAGAAGTTAGATCTGAAATAGACCGCAAGGTTTTTACAAGAGAAAACATTAGGCAACGCAAGTTTAGTGGTACATGGGAAGTTGAAAAAGATTACAAGTCACCTGCATGGCCGTATCACGGTAATTATGAAACCGTAGCTAAATGGGAATCTAACGTAGTTCCCAACAAAGAATTTATTCAATTTCAAAAGGAATCTAACTAATGACCACAAAATCGTACCCAATTACAGACAAGCAATCATGGCTAGAAAACAGATTGCTTGATGTCACCTCTACTGAGGTATCAGCATTGTTTAATCTCAACCCATACCAAACAGAGTTTGAACTGTACCACCAGAAAAAAGATAAGGTGGTAGTCAACATTGATGACAACGAACGCATGGCATGGGGTCGCAGACTTGAGGATTCTATTGCTTTAGAATTTGCAGATCGCAACAACTTTAAGGTTGAGCAATTTGATGTTTATATGCGTAATCCAAAAACAAGGATGGGCAGTTCTTTTGATTACAAAATTGTAAGTGAAGAAGAGCCTATGATTCTTGAGATAAAAAATGTGGATGCATTGGCATATCGCAAGAACTGGATTGAACATGACGAAGACAACATTGAACCACCTGAACATATTGCTTTGCAGCTACAACATCAGTTAGAAATTACTGGTTACAACGTGGGTTACATTGTTGCCTTGGTTGGTGGTAACACCATGAAGGTAGTCAAAAGTAAAAGAGATCCGGAGATTGGCAAACTTTTAACAGAAAAAGTTAAAAATTTTTGGGAGAAAATACAATCTGGTATAGAACCAAACCCTGACTACACTAAGGACGCACAATACATAATGAAAAATTTATGTAACCAAGCAGACGCAAGTTTAATTCTTAATGCTGATGAGGATATGGATAAGTTGATTGATGAATACAATTTAGTCAACAGAGAATATGCTTCACTTAGCAAAACAAGAGATGCAATCAAGGCACAAATTTTAGATATGAGCCAAAATGCATCAAAGATTATTTCCGTAAATGGAACAATCAGTTGCGGTATGTCTAAACCAAATAAAGGCAAACTGATAACACAAGACATGGTTGGCACATACCAGAATCCACGCAAAGGATACAGAATGTTCCGTTTCAATTCACCTAAAGGAGTTAGCTAATGACACAATCCATCTCACCACTTGTAGCCATGCAAGGCACACTAGAAAAAATGGCAGACAAATTTACTGAAGCTTTGCCAAGGCAAATGGATGTAAACAAATTTATTAGCGTTGCTAAGTTAACGCTAAATAAAAATCCAAAGCTATTACAAGCAGACAAAACTAGTTTGATGCAGACTTTTATGAAAGCTGCACAAGATGGTTTGTATCTGGATGGCAAAGAAGCAGCAGCAGTTCAGTATGGGCAATCAGTTCAGTACATTCCTATGGTCGAAGGAATAATTAAAGTCTTGCACAATAGCGGATTAATAAAAACTTTATGTGCGGAAGTTGTTTATGAAAATGATTTGTTTGATTATGAATTAGGCACTAAACAACACATAACTCATAAGCCATTAATTACTGGTGATAGAGGTAAACCTGTATGTGTTTATGCAATTGCTGTAACAAGTAATGATGGTCAATACATAGAGATTATGAACATGGCAGAAATAGATAAATGCCGACAGGTATCTAAAGCTAGTTCATCACCACATTCGCCTTGGACTAAATGGTTTGACCAGATGGCAAAGAAAACTGTTATTCATCGTATTGCAAAACGACTACCAAAAAATGATGCAATCAGTTCTGTTGTAAGAATTGAAGAAGATAATATGGTAGACATCACACCAAATGAAACTCAATCAACAGAACCAAAAGATTCTTTGTCAAGGTTAAGAGAGTCAATTGGTATGGATGATGCAGGTGTAGAGCAAGCAAAACAAGAAGTTTTAAATAACTATCGCAAGGAGGAGTAATGCATTATTACTCCTACAACATTAGTGATTACATGAGTCATACTTTGCATTTATGGGAGATGGAAGATCTGGCATATCGTAGGTGTTTAGATAATTATTATCTGCACGAGCGACCATTGCCAGAAGATCCAGAACAAGTGGCAAAGCTTATTAGAATGCGTGAACATTTGCCTGATGTAAAACAAGTATTAAAAGAATTTTTTGTTTTAGAAAAAGGTAAAGGATGGATTAATCCACGAGCAGATGAAGAAATACAAAAATATAAACAAAAGATATTAGCATCATCTAGAGGTGGCAAAGCATCTGCTTTAGCACGGTTGAAGGGTACTTCAAGTATACCGCAACCAACCAATAAACAAGAACCAATAAACAATAAACATAAACCAATAAACAATAA